GTTTCCCAGTCACGATCAAAAGGTATGGGAAACGCTGATGGAGACAGCAACCCTCCTGGTTGGTGATAGTGAGATGGCATTAGTTTTTAAAATTAACCTTTGATGGGTCTAAAATTATTGTTGTATCCGTTGAGCGTCCAAACGAGCCCGCGTCATGCTTAATCATTACCGCATCAAACCCTTCGCGCTCCAACACCTTTGTAGCTCGTTCTCTCGATTGTGCAGACAATTCATTTAATTCTTTCTGCCAATCATCAAAGAACCTGTCTAACCGATTTAAACCCTCCATATATTCTTCGTCGCTTGATGTTCCTGAAAAAAGCCGCTCCTCCAGAGCGTCAAATTCTTCAGCCTTGGCGCGGTCAAATGATTTTGTTTGCTCAACAAGCTCTGCATATCGGTCATCTTTGCTGGATATAAAGGCAGCTATCTCATCCCTGTTATTAAATTCTATTACATTGTTGACATCTGCATTAGCTTGCAATTGCGCTCCACCTAGCCCGATGTCCGCATCTGATGATTTTAGGTAAACACCGTCTGGAAGAATTGATTCACTCTGCCTAGCACCGGCTTTTTGAAGATCAAATCCTTCAGATAAAAGCCCTGGCGCATTTGCTTTTTTGGTTTGATGAAACAGCGAGAGCGCACCACTACGCGGCTTTAATTTCCATAATTTGCGTAACCCAATTCCCAACAACGGCAAAGCCCTGCCTATATCGGTGGCATCAGGAGCGCCCAATAATCCTGCGTAACTTTCCGGCCTGTTCGCCTCGACCCCAAACTTATCCTGTAGCTGCTCTGAGGTCGGCAATGGCAATGCACCCTGCAAGGGCTTGGGGAACATTGCATTTAGATCACCCGGCGCACCGAGCAACCCAGCTAACACCGACCCGCCTAGATTCCTTGCTACCTGACCCGGACCAGACATTGTCCTGTTGACGAGGCTGTCCTCGGCCTCCATACCAGGGCGCAAAACGCCGTACATTCCCCTTGCCGCTGGTCCTGCCATTAGTTGTCCTTTGTCTTGTCCCTGGTCAGAGCGTCGAGCATGCCCTGGTCAGGAACCAACGTGACCTCAAGACCCTCAATGATTTCATTGCCATACCGTGCGGCGGCGTCCTCCCACTCCTGCACCCATGCCTCCAGCAAGGCGATCCGTGTCTCCATCGCTTCCATCTTGCTTTTGCATGTAGAGCAGCCCGTTTTGTTATCGCTCACACGATCCCCCGGTTTGAATACTTGATCGGCTTTCTTTCCTGCGTCTGGTTGTGCAGTTCCTTCTCGACCACCGCGATGTACCGGAACATGTCCGCGCCGTGCGTGTTCTCGTCCTTCTTAGGCATCATCGGCTCGTCGGTAGTCGGAGAGATCACCCGTGCGTACCGTCTTAGCCGATTAAAGAGCGGGGTACAGTTCTGCTTGTCGAAGTAGACCCGTGGGAACATCTGCCGCGCCGCCTCAATTCCGGCCTTGATCCCAATGTCAGGAACACCTTTAGGGTCCGTCTTAAGACCAAGCTTTGGCAGTAGCTCTATGGGCGACAGTCCGGTCTGCGGGTTCCTGGCCTTACCGTCATGCGGGAGCCATGCAGCGCGTGAGTTGATCTGAAGCTTCTTCCCGTATGGCTTGGCGAGCAGTTCGTTGACGTAGCTGTCATACGTCCTGTGACTGTCCTCAATGTAGTCAATTACTCTGACACTTGATGCAGCGGTCTGAACCACACCGATAGCCATCTTGTCGTTCCAACCCAAATCCCAAACCGTGTACACGTTGAGCTTCGGGTCGTAAGGGACAGCGCACAGTCTCCCGGATGAGAGCGTCTCCCGGACCTCATCGACGTAGATGGCACCGTCAACAGCGGGCTTGCACTTGCCAAGCCAGATGTTGTCGTACTCTTCCTGCCGCCTGGCTCCCTTCTCTACTGCTTGAAGAAAGGTCTTACGCTCACCCTCAAGGATGTCCGGGAACCACGGGTTGTTGTGATAACTGCACTCAAGCAACAGGCAATTGTCAGGCGGGCTTTCGATGAACCGCTGATACACCTCGTCGGTGTCAAGGTCAGGGTTCAGCGTGAAAATAATCTCAGAGTTGGCCTTGCGTATGGTCGGCAAGAGGATGTCTATGCTCCTCCTGGTAAACCCTGCGGCCTCTTCGCCCCAGAACTTATCGTAGCCCTCAAAAGACTTGATCGTCTCCGCTGTCAGATTTGACAGACCTGTGAACGAAAACTTGGTCCCGTTCTTCCCCCGAATCTCTGTCTGTAGTACCTCGTAGAAGCCCTCAAGGCCTAACATCCTTATCTGGTCTGCAAGAAGCTGATGGACAGAGTCCTTGATCGACTTCTGCACCTCGCGGCCACAAAGAATACGCAACGGCTCTTGGAACCCGGATATCAACAGGTAACGCGCAACCGTCCAACTCTTAACGCCGCCCCTGCCGCCATACAGGACTTTGTACCTGTACGGCTTCCAAATCTCTCTTACGTGGTCAGCGAACTCCCACTCAGGCTCAATCGTCTCTGCTAACAAAGGTCACTTTCCCTGATAGTGGAATGGCATCACCGTCCGGCCCGCTCAGTTCCATAAGCTTGGGCATAAGCTTCCCTATCACGTTGAGGTACTGCGCTGGCTGCTCTGCCCTGACCTGTTCAATCGCGGCTATACCAGCCTCACTGAAGTCATCGGCTAGCGCCTTGATAAAAGCTTCCGACAGCTTGTTCCTGCTTCCCTTCGGCCTACCGCCATGTCCAGGAAGGAACGTGCCGTCTTCTCGGCGTTCCATAATTCACCTTAAATTAGGATTGAAATTAATTAATATAGGGGGTTGACAACTAGTGAGTTATCCCCCATAATAGCTACATCATCAACGTACACACTCAAGGCACTGATGAGTTGTGAATCATCATTAACCACTGGAGAAAATCATGAGCAAGATTGAGAAATTTGAACGTGGCCACGCCGTACTGATACGTCAACAGATCGACGCCGCCTTGGCGGACTTGGGCGAGCAGTACGGCATCACCATTCACGCTGGCAACGCCACTTATTCTGACAACACCATCACGTTCAAGCTTGAACTGCAGATCGAAGGTTTTGATCCACTGAAGGACGCTTTTGAAAAGTCCTGTGAATGGTTTGGACTGAAGCCGGAAGATTACGGACGCGAATTTGTGAAGGGTGTTCGGTTGTACAAGATTGTCGGACTAAAGCCGCGCAACCGTAAGTATCCGATCATCTGCGAAGACCTGAAAACGGGGAAGAACTACAAGCTTCCTGAGGCGGACGTTCAGGCCGCTTTGGGTGTAAAACAAAGCGTGACGGTCAAGGACTTTGACTTGAATGATTATCGCTCAGGTGGAGGCGTCGGAAGGTAGGAGTGTTCGCACGTAGCCGATTGTCAGCAGTCGGCTACTGCGATTTCCAATGCCATCGATTCCGAACTCAATTCCAACAAAAACCCTTACATAAAAATATGACAGCTAATACACTTCGCTCTATGAGCGCACAACGTGACAAAATACTAGAGGCCGAGACTGCTTTGGGTGTCGGTCCTGTCGAACTCGCCCGTCTCCTGTCGCATCCTGAAAAGGAAACGCCTTACATGACGCTTAAGGATTGGAAAGCCGAGCGATCCATAATGCCGGGATCAGCTTGGGTCGCCATCGACCTGCTTATCAGCCGCTCTTGACTCTCTGTCGGCTCTTTTGAGGTCGGCGGCCTTCTTAAGACTCCGATCCCCGAAGATTCGCTCCCATGACGAGGCGAACTCCTCAAGGTCTACCTTTGTAGGCCGTCTGTGGCTTCCTTTACCCATCCGTTAACTCCATCACATCAGCAAAGCGATCAGGGCCTCCTCTTCCTCGTCCTCTTCCCTGATCTTTGCCTGCAGTAACCGGGATATCTCCCTGTCCCGGTCAATCCTCTGTTGAGCCTTCCTGTAGATCCACTCAACCGCTTGCTGGGTCTTCTTAACATCCCGGCGAAGAACCTTAGACTTTGTTTCCTTGCCACTGATTAGCTTGACGCTAATTCGCGGGATGTCCTTGACCGGCTCCGTTAACTGCGTGGCAGCATCTTCAGCGACCTCCCGTGCCTGCTCCAGTACGGCCTGGGCATCGGCAACAGAGGCCACCTCAATAAACTGGTTGTCGATCTCTACGATGTAACGCTTTCGTTTTCGCCCGCCCTTAGACTTAGCAGGGGTTTCCTCGACCTCCCCTTCCGTTACCGTTGCCTGATGTGTGGCGATCGTCAACTCAGCGAGGCTGGTCGCTACATCGACATCAACCGCGATACTGGCCTGCTGCTCTTGCAGCGTTAACGCACTGGTACTGGCACTAACGTCAACATCAACCGCGATACTCGCCTGTTGCTCTGCGAGCGTCAGGGCTTCGACGTTGGTCGTTACGTTGACATCGTTTGCGATTGACGCTTGTTGTTCTGCCAGCGTTAACGATGCGGTGCTGGCCTGTACGTCAACGTCAAGCGCGACACTGGCCTGCGGCGTGGCAACCGTTAGCGTCTCGGTGGACGCTGACACATTTACATCGTTAGCCGCGACGATCTGGTAAAGACTGCCAGCGTTCTCGTCGGTTGCTCCCCAGGTAACGGTTATTGCCGATGGCGCGTCACCCTCGCAGATATAAACGCAACCATCTGCGTTGTTACCAGCACCGCCGGCGGAATTGATTTCCGCAAGCTCGGTAAACGAGGCATCATTCGATGCTGGCACCATATCGTCACCAATGCCCACACCGAAGAACAGCAATTTGTTGCCTGAACTACCGCCCGATGCGTGGACGTTGGTATTGGTCGCGCTCGTATTCTCGTCGTTGCTCAGTTCAGAAATAGCATCTGAGACTGACGAGATTTTTGTACCATGGACGTTTAAACCGCCCTGGATCGTGACTGGGAAAC